GCCGCCATTGCAGCAGTCGCACTCTCTAGTAGAGCCGCTGCGATACTGAGAACAGTTGCAGCGATAATGAGAGCAGACCAGATACCCGCAACCAGAAACGCAAGGACGCGCCGGGCTAAGTTCTGCGGATTGGTTGCCTCCAGATACTTCAAGAAGAACTCGCGCAGACCGTTCTCAGTCTCCGCTCTTTCCTCTTCGGTATAGAAAGCCTTGTCTAGTCCGTTATAAACCCCGTCAACCACCTTACCGGCAGTCTCAGGGGTTGCAAAGATAGCCTTTAGCCACTTCATAGCGTACCCAAATCACGCAGCAGACGGGTCACAGCAGCAAGGAACGATGTGGGGTTATACCCTTCCTGCGCGATGAACCAGAAAGCACACTGCGCCCCTGTATCATCGTTACCGTTCACTCCATCCTGATTCAAAGCATTGATGAGGATGGGGTCGGTAGCGGCCTGAGTGGTCTGAGACAGCCCCACATCGTCCTGACTCGCCGCCACAGAACCGTTGATATATACCTGCATATCGCACGGAGCAGAACTGTCACGCACCACCTGAATCAGTTTGCCGGATACAGGCGCATTTAATTCACCAGCACCAGACGCTTGACCCGGACAATTTACAGAATACTGATGAGCATTCGCTGAATCTCTAAACCGGAAGCCGTTCAAAAAGAACCCAAACGAACCCGGCTGAGCCGCCCCGTAGTAAGTGAACCAATCCTCGGCAGATACATCCGGCACACTCGTCATTAGAATGCCGTGACAAGCCTTGCCACCGTCAGCGGTTAGATCGTCAAAGGGAACAATGCCCGTGTCTACATAAGCGGAGGTGGTATCAAACCGCACACCATTCGCGCCCACGTTAGTCACTGTGCTGTTAGTGGTGGCGAGATTACCCATGATGCCCTGCAACTGGTCAGCGTCATCGGACAGCGCAAAGGGAAACGCCTCTACTAAGTAAGAGTAGTTCCCCGCATCAACCAAGTGATTCACAAACCGCGCAATAGCGTCCTGCTCGTCACGGGTAGCATTGGGATATCGCTCGACAACTGTCCGCGCTTCATCTGTCCAGAACTCAAAACGCTGAGTCTCTTGCAGCATATACCAGCCCAACAAACCCCGACCCACATCATTAAAGTGAATGTTTGTTGGAGACAGTATGTGAGCGGTTTGCATTGCGTAACCAGATGCCTCCATCCGGTCACGGGTATCGGCGTAAATAAACTTACCCGCCGCATGACCGTCTAGAAGGTGCTGCACCCATGCGTCATAAGCAGATTCATAATAAGCGCCCCAACCGTTCGTAACACCCACTGCCCAAGTGCCGCCCTGAGAGCCGGGAGGCGTGATACCCACAATCAGCTTCACACCCGCGACATTGCACTCGGTCACTATTGAGTCAAAGTCTGCAATCATACTGGCAACACCAGCATCTGCCGCAGCCTGACTATTAAACAGGCCGTTCAGGATGTCATTGCCACCACAGAAAAACCACGCAACGTCCGCATTCAGGTTCTCGCTCAGAAACTCGGTAATACCCTTGCCCTGATGAGGTGAGTCATTAAAGCCATTGAGGAAGTGCGACATTGTTGCGCCGGTATTGGCATAAACATTGTCAACCCTTGCACCAAGTGCGTCATACCAATTCCGGGTGTGACTCGCATCAAAACCCTCTACGCTCTGGCTATCGCCAAAAACAAAACCACGAACAGGGTTCAGCATTTATTCAAGTCCAATCAGATCGGTGGCAGTTGTGTTTGTATCGAGTACGCGTGTATGCGATACGTCCAGAATCGCGCCCGTAGCACAATTCTTAAATAGGATGGTTTTGCCTGAGTCGGTGATTACTTCAATATCGCCGCCAACTCCGACAAAGATTGCGTCATATGATCCGGTGTCATTGTTATCGTCCGGGGTAATCGCCCCGCCATGCTTATAACCCATAGTGATTCCTAATTGATGGTGGTTGTTTCAATGACAAGCCCAAAGTCTTTGTCATTGCTTAAAATCTGTAACTGACCTTTCAGCGCCCTGTTTTCTTCAATCAGGTCTGCGACTTCAATGCGGAGCAGGTCGAGCGTGTCTTGGTAATACGAAATCACCTGCCGCTTTTCCCTGTCCTTCTCGTCTAGTTTTTGCTGAAATGCTTTGTATTCATCCTTGTCCATATTCCAACTCCAATAAGAGTTCTAGATAATGAATGGCCTTCTCGATGTCCTCGCGTCCGTTCTTGTTCCTGTGGCGCGTGACGTACTTAACAACATTCCCTTCAATGAATGGGAGCTTGTTTGCGTGAATGAATTGAATGGGCTGAATGGCGGTCTTGTAGTGTTCGCCACCTTCCTGCTTGTCGAGTGCGCTCATAGCGATTCAATCCCCACTCGGTGACTCTCTACCTCACCATGTTCACCGTGATGCACAATGCAGCGCATATCTCGGCCTGAGCGATAGCCCTGACCGTGATGCCATGCGTCTGAACTTGCCAGAGTCCGAAATGACTCAACCGTGCAAGCCCTGAACTCATGCTTGCTCTGGTGGTGGATGTGTCCCGTATACCAAAAATGGTATAGCGTTTCGCCCCAATCCTTGCCTCTGTCTGCCGCCATAATCTCAGGCAGTGCAGCGGGTTTTGTTCTATCGCCGTGAGTCGAACCAAGCAAGCACTTGCCGTGCCGGAAGTACCAGAACGGGTTAGGGCTTGCGTCAATCTCAACCCTGCTGTTGTCCTTGAAATAAGAGCGCAGGGCAATGGAGAGCATCAGGCTTGTATGCTCATCGTGGTTGCCGATGTTGTTGCGAACAATAACGCGCTTGTGCTTCTCTAGTGCGCGTCTTATACACCGCACCATTACCTCAAGCCCTGTTTCTAAGACCTTCGCCCAACGGGTATCAACGTCAAGGACATTCCCGCTCCGGCGCGTCTTGTTATCCATCGTGTCGGAATGGAAGAAGTCACCCAAGTTCAGGATTATTGCGACCTCTGCGGGAGGCGCTACATCAACCAGACGATCTACAGCAGCAAGCAAGTCACGGGAGCAGGTTTCTAAATCGAAATCCTCCCCTGCTTCCTCGCCCCATGCGTACATACCTAAGTGCGGGTCACCCATCGGGTAGATAGCCAGCAGGTCTTTGTTGCACCGTTTCGGCGCTTTGACCTTCGGGAGTGGCTTAATGTCCTCAAACACCCCACAGGCAGCATCGCGCAATAACTCAAGGCGCTGGCCGTCTTGCGTGGTCTTAACCCATTGCGCTGCTACCTCGCCATCCGCGTTATAGAGCGTTGAAACACCCTTTACGCCATATCCGGCAGGAGCAGTGCGGGTCATGTCGTGGTCAGGGCTATAACCCTGAGTCGCGGCATACTGCTTCACCCGCTGCAATATGCGCTCCACGCCTCTCTTATTCTTGCCTAGAACCTGAGCCGCTTTCTTCTGCGTCCCATATTCCAGGCAAGCCTCTATAACCTCCCGCTGTGCATCGCTGCGACAGAACGGGAGCAACCCTTGATAGTCCATACTACCTCTTGGTTTTCAGCACTTGGAAAATGGCTTGCCCTAACTGCTCCACTAAGACCTCGTTTTCTGACAGGTCTGTGTGACCTAAAAGGTCTAAACAAGCGTGGATGGCTTCATGCCAGAAGGTCTGAAGAATGACGCTCTGCGCGTGTTCTTCGTCTGGCTCTTGCAGGACAATCTTTAGCTGATACGGATGCCACTTACCCAAGCATCCTTGCTCACGGGCAAAGTTCTTCTGAGTCTCTACCGTGATGCGTTGCCCGAACAGGTCAAACTGTTTCGGGATAACTCTCACTCACCCGTCCCTCTGATGTGGCGGATGGTCAACGTGTTGCCGGGGAGTCCTTTCAACTCCTCCATGATCTCATTCATGGCAGCGCGGGAATTAGTAACCATGTGCCGCCCGTACTGGTCAATCTTATAGTGCAAGCCGGGAGCGATACAGCCGCCCAGTTGTGAGGCCCAGTTCGCCGGGTGAATGAGTATCTCGTAACGCCCCCAATCGTTCGGCCTGTCCTCTTTGCGAACCCATACACCCAGTTCCGCATTGGCTAAGGCATAAACCTCGTCACCGTTGGCGCGAGTGAATGGGATGAGGTCATAAGTACCGTCAGGCACACAGGACTTGAACGGCAGACCACCCTTCTCACTGTGCTTAATCCACGGACGTTCCAGAGTGAAAAATGCTTTCTCGCCCACCCTCAAGCCGCCTAGCGTCACAGTGTGATGGTAGGCATATCGGATTAACTCTAAGTTCATCGTCTGCGGAGTTCTTGCAGGATTAAGTTTGTGCGCTCTTCAACAACAGCAATCTTTGTGCTGTCATTCTGATACTGCTTGCGATCTTTCTTATATTCCGCCATGAACGCGGCGCGGTCTTTCTCGCCCTCCGCTATCGCTTCCTCTACACGCGCAAGACGCTGATTGAAGTTGAACCCCTTACGGATGCCCCACCAACCTGACGAAATAAACGCCAGCGCAGCAGGTAGCCAAGCAAGCAAAGTATTAGACGATTGTTCAGGCACTATGCTGACTCCGGTATGTGCATTGCTTTTCTGTTGGTTGCTGAACGGTCAACACCCGAAATGATGTAGACCGGATTGGATGGGTAACCATCGTTATGACCCAATAGCGGATTACTCGGACTGTTGTTGTAATACTCGTTCCACGATGCACCAACACCGTGACCCTCATTGTCCTGAAACATCCCTGTAACGGGTTCGCTTAATCCTGTATTCGCAATGAAGTTGCCACCGGATAAATCAGGCAGAGCATTAGCCCCGTCAATCAGGGCAAGTACGCAACCCGCACCCCCGCCGCCACCCGTTCCGGCGCGGAAATAATGCTGGTCAAAATGGAAATATGTGCCGGGGTCATCCCCGTCAGTGCCGGATAGGTCTATCTGACCGGACGCACCAAAGTTGAATGCGCGGGCAATGACGCACAGACCCGCGCCACCGTCACCACCGTCACCACCTTTCGGCTTGTCACCACTCACGGCATAATTGCTGTGATTCAGGCAAGACCCGCCCTTGCCGCCACCCGTACCTCTGAGGTCAGTCGGGATGCCGCTTATATCGGTCGGAATAGGTGAAGCAGTCTGGTCACCCGCATTCAGGGACAGGGAAGGGAAGGAACTGTTGTAACCTTCGCCCAACTGCCCGACATTGAACTTGTACTGTGTGCCGCCACTCTCGCCCCTGTGCCAACCATCAGTGCCACGAGTGTCACCAACGTAACCACGAATGCGCAGTTTCTCGGAAACAAAGTGGGAAGTTGAGCCCGTGATGCCGCCCCCTACCCCGTTAACCTCACCGTTGACCGTCAGCGTACCCTTCACCCTTAACTGAACATTGTCAGTGATGGTGACGGTCACACCGTTATCAATGGTCAAATCACCATCGTAGTAATAGACCGCACCCGCATCGGTCATATCAGCGTCACCCGTTAAGGTGCAGTCAGCAGTGATATGCCCCGAACCGTCCACAATGCTCGGTGAGATTGAGGCTAAGTCCGTTCCCTTTGAGGTGTAAAACGCATCAGCGAGAACAGGCGCAGGGGGAGTTAATAGCGGGTCGCCTTCTTCACCGGACGAACCGAACAGCCCCAACGTGACCTTGCCCTTCATCCAATCAATACGAACGCTCTGAATCTCAAAGGCGCGGCTTAACGTGCCATCACTTGAGAAGTCCTGAAGGTGGTCAAGCGTTAATTTGATAACATCCCCGGCCTCAAGTACATCGAGATAAGGCATGACATCTATAGATAGTTCTTCCGGTGCGTTTCTGTAGCGCACCTGTAGACCGTTAATCAGCGAATAGATAACTGACTGAGTGTGGCGGGCATTGTGCAGTCCCTTGAACTTCAGCACCTTCTCCTTGACCGTGTTATTCCGGCTGATGGAGTCCGCATCGGTCAGACTCAGAGAACGCAGATACCTCTCAGCATTCGGCTGATAGTCAATGCGGAACTGGTTTACAACGTCAGATTGCTTGTGCTTTAAGGCAGAATGATTGACAACGTGAGCTTCATTGAGCGAAATCACCGGGGAAGCATCGGACAACACTTGGTTAATCCGTCTTAACCCTAGCTTACCGTCACGGTTTACAGGGGAATACGTCCCCACAAGTCGATGAATCTCGGACTCTACGAACTTTTTTCCGTCCGTCTTTTTCAGATGCTCAAAGCGGAGAATCACCCCACTCTCGTCATCGTAGTAAAGGTCATCACCAATATCAGAAAACTCGGACGCTTCGACCTGCGCGGTGTCAATACCCATGTGCCAGTGTTCCGGCAGAGTGATTGTCGGACTTGAACCCAACACCTCACCCGTAATCACGGCATACGCCAACTGCGGGGCGGGCATCTCAAGGTAAACAAACTCTTCTAATTCAGGCCACTGATCTTCCGCCTCGGCAATATCTACCGTAACCGCACCCCCGACAGTGCCGAACACTTCACGTGTGATGCCGGTAAACGCTAACGGGCTTTCTGAAATACCCGTATAACGGATGATCTCGCCCGTATCGACAACGCGCAGATAACCCACTGTCTGACTCGGTGCATCAGTAAATGCGCCCGTATGCTCAAGCATTGCGAAACCGTCCACCGTGGTCACGCTAATATCTGACTGCGGAGAGGTGTCCGGGTCGGACAGGTTCGCAGCTAGACGGGTCTTTTTCTGCTCAAAGATGCTCTTACGCATCTGACGGGTAACGTCTATACAGGCAAGCGTGTACTCACCCTTGTTCAGACTGACCTCGTTCACATAGGTCGTAACAACCTGAACGAAGTCGGAGAAATCATCGGTATAACCGACCCACACCTGCACCTCTTTATGACGCAGAGACTCACCCGCATCAGGGGGAGAGTCCACAGAGGCAAGCTGTGAACGCACCTTGTCCGTAAAGGTCGAAGGTGAACTGTTATCCAACAGTCTGACCGTCACGCCACCGATCTGAGTGCGTCCATCCATCGGAAACACTTTCTGCGAGGTCGATGAAACGCCCGAAAGCACCTCTTCCAGCGTAGTGCCGGACAGATTTGAAAGGCCGGAATGACTCGTAAAGTTTAGAGTCTCATCGTCATACAGCACACGGACAACGCACTTCGGCTGTCTGTTTGCACTGAAACTGTATGACCCGAATGACCCCCAATCATCAGACCTCACGATGCTTCCACCCGAATGCGAAGTAATCAGATGAACCACCACCACCCTTCTGAATGGCGCGTTTCTCGGTGTATCCCTTGCCTTCTATCTGAACCCGAACGAACCCGCGACCGTCACCGGAATCAAACTCAAACTTTGAACCGTCCTCGACTGAATCAAGGAACTCGCGGAAGTTGATAACATCCGAACCAGTAACAGGAATAGACTGCGCTTTATAGGTAGTCTCGCCCCGCTGGTAGGTGGTCTGCTCAATGCCGGACAATGAGCGCACAGATGTCTTTACCGCTTTTCGAGTCCGGTCATAGGACTTCAGGTAGACCGTCATCGTATACTGAGTATCAACAACATGAGCAGGACTGTCCGTGGTGTTCAGACTTCTTTGTGCTGTATATCTGATCTGCATTACGCTAACGCCAGTTCTTCTGCTTGACGGGAGTCCGCATCAATGAAAACAACGTCTTTCTCTTTGACCGCTTCCTGAATGCCCGGAATGACCTGATTCCACAGGTAATCTTCGTCAGCATGGAGATTGCCCGCGATATTCACCGTTACCATTGATTCAGACTTGCGCTGAGTCACTTCCTCACTGTCCGCAACATTGCCGGACGCATAGGAAGGAGTAACAGCACCACCACCGGAATAACCACCACCAGAGCCGCCACCGTAACCCGCGCCCGCAATCGTGCCGATCTGAACAGCACCCGCGATAGCAACAGACGCAGCAGCAGCGAGGTTAGCCGGGTAAGGCATACTTGCGAGGGCATTGGTCACGCCCTTCGCGGTATTTACCACCGCATCCTTGAGCGCAATGGCTTGGTTCGCCATGCTTGCAATCTTCTGAAGTTTCTCTGACTTCTTGCCGAATGCCGCCATGACGTTTGCAGTCGCATTGAGTGTGTTCACCTTGCCCTTCATAGTGGCGAGGTCATACTTCTGAATTGCTTTGGCCTTGTCCGCTTCAATCTTCGCTCTGCGGTTTGCCATGTCTGCGGCAATAGCTAAAGACTGTTCTTCAATCTCGGCCTGACGCGCCACCTTGTCCTCTTCGGACAGCGGCTGACCCGTTTCACCCAGTGCGGCTTGCTTCGCTTCCCACTCTGCCATGACCTTTTGAGTGGCGTACTCCGTTGCCATTGCAATCAGAGTCTCATCGGTCAAGGCTTGCTGTTCTAACTTCGCAGCATCCAGAGCCTTGTCCATTTCCAACTCAGCAGCATGAGCCTGTTGGGTATGCTCAATCTGCATTGCAAGACGCTCTTGCAGCTTCTCTTGAAAATCGGAGTTATCCAGAGGTGCGAGGGCAGTCTGCACCTCACCCCCTGCCGTGCTTACATTGGCATTGGCGGCAGCAGCAATCGCCTCCGCTCCGGCTTGCGCCCGCGCTTCAAGATTGTCGAAATACTTGTTAATTCCAACAGAGGGTAGCTCCTCCATCGCGGCATTGTGCAGGTCAGTCCATGCCTCCGCAGCGTTATCACGCACAGAGTCAGCAAGACCGTCTACATAATCCTGAGCATTCTGGATGCCCTGCGCCGCCTCATCAGCAGCAGCAGCAGCATCGCGGAACATCTGACCACCCATTGAGTCAGGCAGATTGCCCGCAGCGTCAAGAATGGCAGACCAGGTGTTAAGCCAACCCTCCGCCAAACTCGTCAGCGCGGTGAAGGTGATCGAGAAGCCCGTGAGCATCCCCGCCGCCGCAGTATTCGCAATGGCATTGGCTAACTGAAACGCCACGCCCAAGCCGTGAACAGCGTCTGCAACGAACGCAACCGCTTTACCGGCAGACTCTACGGCATCAGAAACACCCTGACCCATTTCCTCGCCGTTCTTCATGGCTTCAACGAACTGCAAGGATGCTTCTTCGATGTAAGGCGCGAGTGCAATGGTCAGCTTGTTACCCAAGCCCTGAACCGCGCCACCTGCCCGCACCATTGCATCGTTCGCCGACTCGACTTTAGCCGCATCAATGCGGGAAATGGCAAGCCCTAACGACTCCGCCTCTTCCTCAAACGCATTCAGCCCCTCAGAACCAAGTCGCATGGTGTTAATCAGGTCAGTAGCGCGACCACCGAAGATGTCATAAGCAATGGCAGTCTTTTGCGTCTGGTTCTCAACCTTGTTCAGCGCATCCGCAATAACTTTGAACTGCTCGGCAGGATTCAGCTTTGCGAGTTCTTTGGTATCAATGTTCAGCGCACGGAACTGACGGGCATAGGTTTCCAGCCCGTTGTTCGCATCCGCAACCGCTTTCTGCTGACGGACGAGCGCCTTATTCAACACGGACTGCTCAACGCCCGTTATTTTCGCGGCCTGAGTAAGACCGGCGAGGTTCTTGGTGGTAATGCCTAGCTTGTCAGATGTCTTGGCAAGCGCATCAATCGACTTCAACTGTGATGCGACAATAGCAGTGGCAGCAGCACCCGCAGCAGCGCCCAAAACAGCAAAAGACTTGGCAGCAGTCTTTATCTGCCGCTTCATCTTTTGGGAGAATTTCCCCGTCCGTTTCTGCGCCTTCGCTAACTCTTTAACGAGTTTCGCGCTATTGCCATCAAGCTGAATTGTGAGGGTTGAAAGATTAGCCACCAAGCATCTCTTTAAGCAGGTTCACCGACTCCTCTGGACTCAGAGGCTTCGGTTTCGGTTTAGGCATGAAGTCAGCAGGTTTAGCCCTGACTCCCTTCTTGAGATTTCCAGACGCATTCCAGATGTCTGAGCGCATCCCGGCTATCAACCACCGGAGTTCTTCATTCGGCGGCTCTAACTCGTAAAAGGAAAACCACAGGACAAATTCCTGCGGTGACATGGATGCGAATAACTCAGACAGAGATTTGCCCTGATCCCGCGCAATGCGAAACGCAAAGCGCAGGAGCGGGGCATTCTCTATTTTTTTTCAGCAGCGTCCTGCGCGTCTTTGGTCAGGCCGGACAAACGAAGAGCAGCAACATACAACTCCTGTTGAGGCGCAAAGCTTTTACCTTCAAGCTTCTTCGCACCCTTCTTCCACTCACTCCGCTTAACCAGCAGAGTACCGTCCGGCTTGCACAACGTCAGAGCGACAACGGCAGCAACATCAGAGGCATTAAAGGTGGACTTAGTGCCACCGTCAGACAACCCGACAAAGATGCCAAATGCCTCCGCGTCAAGGGCGCGAACATAAGCAACGTCACCCCACCACTCGGAAACATCAACTTCCTCCACCTGAAGGTCACTGACACCCAAAATGTCATCAAAAGACTCAAGACTCATTCCCTCTCTCCCTTACTGATTAACCAGTTACTGATGCAGTCGTGTCCCAATCCGGGTCACCGGACACCTTCAGCGTGGCACTGAAAGACAACTGAGCATCAGGCTCTGCCGTGATTTGGAAAGTCTCAGGAGTAGCGTTAAACTCGACCTTTGTTGCAGGCGAAGTTGGCAACTCAATCAGGAAATTAGCTGCTGTACCCGCTGATGAATTGGATTTAAGCAACTGGTGATAGGTGTTAGACGCATCCCAGTTACCTGAGATTTCAATTGAACCAGCGTCTTTAAGGCCAGAGATATATTCCTTCGCGGTGCTGTCCAGAGAAGTCACGTCCACAGTCGGGCGGCTGATCTCAGGAGTGGTCAGAGAACCCACTTCAGGAATCTTGTTAAATACTTCCGGGCTTGCACCGTCACCAATGCCGATCTTCGTACCCGCGCTTAATACTGCGTTAGTCATGCTTTTACCTCACAAAAAAGCCCGCATGACAGCGGGCATAAAAAAAGCCCCGGTTAAGGGGCTTGAATAAAATTAGTGGCTATTCGTGCAGCCAGAATGTGAAGTTAAGTATCTGCCTCAACTCCACCTCGTCACCGTCAAAGTCGGACGCATTCACCTCGTTCTCAAACTTCGACCATTGAACCGATACGCCCCCCATATCTCCCTGATAACCAGAGAGCAGAGTGCGTACTTTCTTCGCCAAGTCATACAGAACCGGATAGGACTCAGCCCAACAATCAACCTGAATCCGCACCTCTGTCAGCGTTTCAACTTCTGATAGAAGCCCGCCCTGACTTGTCGATATGCGATTGAATACGATGCACGGATAAACCTCTGTCTGAGGCATCCGCTCCAAGTAAACGCGGGCAGAAACAAGCGCAGACACATCAGCATCAGCCTCTAGCGCCGCTTTTAATCCTTGCTCCAACCTCATTTCTTAGCCTTGTTTATCTTCTTTACTTCGCGCTCAATCCGCTTTGAGAGAACCGTGCGGAAACGATTAACCACCGCTTGCTCATTCCCCTTCAGCGCCGGATACAACCACGGACGCGCCTCCTGGTGCTTCGTACCGAACTCAACTAAATGACCGTGACGGATGCCGCCATTGATACTCTTGACGCTTGCCTTGCCGTAAAAACCCGCATACCGCGCAACCGCTTTCTTATCGGAGCGCAACGCACCAACCCAAAGACTTGAAACAGAACCCTTGCCACCCCGACCAAAACGCTTCGCCTTGATGCCAACCGACTCAGCCAACGCGCCGGAAGAAGGGTGCTTGGACTTGTGTGCATTCGCTTTCGCTGCGGCCTGTACGATCTTCGCCCCGGCTCTCAGCGCCGAAGTCACCATGCTCTTCTGAGTCTTGAGGGCGAACTGGTCGAGCTTTCTGTTGAGTTCCTGAAGCCCCTCAACCTTTAACTCAATATCTGCCTTAGCCATGCTCCACGCACATCAGTTCAATCATCACGTTACGCTCACCCACGTTCACAACGCTCTTGATGTCGAACACCCGTGAACCGTATACAACCCTGTGAGAGGTCGTGAGTGCCGCCACAACGGACGCATAACGGATTGTGACCTTATGGGTTACGTCAGACTCCACGCGCCCTTGTGAGTCCCGCTCAACGCCCCTCAAAGGCGTGACCGTTGCCGGGTAATCCGTAACAACGTCAGACCATCCCGAAACCACCCCACCGAAGGAGTCAACCGTTTCACCGTTGCTCTGAATGTCTACCTTGTGGCGGAGCAATCCGGCTCTCACAGCACTTCCTCAATGGTCGCTCTCGGGAAACAGGTCAAAGCCGTGTCCCGTGAGCAGTTAATGATTGGAGTCGGACAGTTCGCCCGCTCAAAGTTGGCAACCCATGTCAAATAGTTGCTCTTTTTGTTCATGTTGCCGGGGTGATCTCCGAACCAGTGTCGTTTGCCCCCATTTAGGCGCATATCGAACCCCAGTAGCAGCACCCTTGCCGCACCCCATAGCGAGGCGAGATGCACCGCTGCAAAGCCCGAATTGCCCCCAAAATTAAGGACAGAGTCCGACATATCACACCCATGCTTGCCCTCCACCGTCCACATAGGCAGGTCTAAGGGTTTCCCGTTCACATGGGTCTGCGTAACAAGCAGACAAGGCGCGTAATCCTTCAGCGCATCCCAGTGATATTTAATCCACGGATGGTCTGAGGCATACAGGCAATCAAGCTGCGTCATCCGGTAAGCGTCATTAACGCCAATCAGGAACGCATCAGAGTCCCGCGCATAATCGCAGTCCTCTTTCGTTAAACTCGCGCCGCCGCCGATAACGACGGCAGTCTTGCCCTCTAAACTTGGACTAAACGGAAGAGGTCTAGCAGACATTTAACCGAAAAAGGAACTTCTGAAACAGCAGCGCCGACAATCTCATTTTCACGATTCTCGTAGAACGAACCGACCAAGATGAGCAGGGCTTGTTTGATAGACAGCGGCACAGTGTCCGGGCTGTCCCCTGCCGCACCGTAACCCGCCTGATATGTGACGGTCACAGCACCCAAAACAGCGCGAGTGTCAGGCCATGAAGCGTCATACGCTGGCTTAACCTTCGCAGTAACAGACCCATTTAAGTCTGTCTGGAACGAGGCAACGCTTTGAGTCGCGCCATCCTCGTCAATGTATTCAACAGATGTAACCGACTGCACCGGACAACGGGGCAGGTCAATTACTGAAGGGAAGGAATCAAGCGTATAAACGCAGGTCTGAGTACCTATACTTCTTTTGGTATACCCCTCGGCATACTCACGCGCAGCAGTTATCAGGCTTGAAATGTAAGCATCATCATCCGTAACCCCGCCAGGAATACGCAAGTGAGCCTTAGCCTCTGCCAGAGTGATGACCTCTGAAGCGTTTGTTGATTCAATTCCCATTGATTTCCCTTAAAGGAAAGGGGCGAGGTTTCCCCCGCCCCTTAACTCACTTAGGCCGCAGAAAGAGTCAGAGACTTGTGTGCAGAAGTGATGGCAGCATTAGCATCGGTACGGCGATACGCACGGAAGCCAACCTGACCACTGTCAGCATAACGCTCATCAAGGCGCTGAATGACCATATCGGTGCGGTCAGCAATGATGAACTTAGACAGGTTGCCGAAGTAACCCACAATCTCTTCAGGAGAGTTTGCAGCATCACCCATGTGGTCTGAGTTGATGTACGGGCGACCGAGAATGGTATCAGGAGCGCCAGCAGTCAGACCCGGCTGCCAGATGCGGTCACCGTTGCTGTTCTTCAGCTTGGAGATAGAACGGAGAGAGCTATCACCGAAGCAGAACACACCATTGCGACGTTCAGCAGCACCCAGACCCCAGAAAAGGTCGTCAAGCGCATCTTCAGTCACAGCGGTTTCAGCAGTGCCAACATCACCAGCAATGGTCAGCAGACCATTCGGCTGACCTGAGCCAGTACCGTTCAGGAATGCGTTTTCTTCAGCAACACCGAAAGCCTCAGCAAAGTTCTCGGTCAGATAACCGAACAGGTCAAAGTCAGAGTCATTAACGAGTTCTTCAGACACTTTGACGATCTTCGCCAGTTTGTGAGCGCCCAGAGTAACGCGACCGAAAGCCGGATCAGACTCAGGGTAAGACGCTTCTTCAGCAGTCCATGAGGCAGCACCGCGAGTGCTTTCAAACGGAATATTACGGTCACCACCAGTGGTGATAACGGTCGCATACTGACGAAACGGGTTATAGTTGACCATTTCACGCTCAACAGAAGTCTGGAACTCCTCATGCGTGACGTAGCCACCTTCTGAGTTAGTGCCAACCTGCAAAGCATTCAGAAAGCGACCATCCACAGAACCTTTAGGCTTACGCAGATACTCGTTAAACGCAGCTTTATATTCAGCAGTAGCGCGAGGCTTAACGGTTTCACCAGCAATATCAGGAGTCTGACGAGGGGCAATGCCTTCGACTTCGTTCCGCAGCTTGGCTTCATGTTCCAGACGGTCAGCAGAGGCTTTCAGTGCCTCCTGCTTCTCGTTCAGTTTGTCCCATTTGGCCTGAATCTCACCTGAGAAGCCTTCCGGGTTGGCATCTGAAAGCTCGGTCATCTGGTTGATAACCTGACCGCGCTCCAGATAGATGTCATTTACATCTTTCATAATCTTGTCCTATAAAAATTAGGCAATAAAAAACCCGCTCAAGGCGGGCCGTTCTTGCGGTCATTCCAACCGCGAAAACCAAACTATTCCGGTCAGGCTTTCAAATTCTTTCGAGTTTCGTTCAACGCATTACGCTCCTGCGCTCTGCGGTTCGATTCAGCAAGGTAATCCAGATAGGCAGGGCGAGAGTTCGCAGCAGGAGACAGTTCTTCTTCCTCAACCTCTGGCGCTTTGTTAATCCAGCGACAACCGCTCAGATTGTGGACACTGGCCTTCACTTCACTCGCACCAGTGGCAAACCCCAACTCCTGCGCCTCTTCAACACCCATCCACTTCTCTTCATCCATCCAATCGGAGACAGTCTCAGCGTCTGACTCCACTTTGGTCAGGTACACATCAACCAGACCACCCTTAATCTCGTCGAGAGTGTCAGCGGTTTTACGCAGGTCTTTCGACTCACCCAGTGCAAAAGTCCACGGGTTATGAATCATCAGTTGCGAACCGACACCCATCACAACCTCATCACCCGCCATTGCTATGATTGACGCACTTGAAGCGGCATAACCGTCAACCTTTACGGTCACTTTCGCCGGATGCTCTTTCAGCAGATTGAAAATAGCCAACCCGTCAAACACATCACCACCGGGAGAGTTCAGGCGCACGGTAATCTCTTCCGCATCCTGCATTACATCAAGTTGCTCTTTGACACTCGCAGCAGTGATGCCCTCACCGAAGTAGTCCTGACCGATTACGTCAAAAATCTCAATTTCACTCATTTGCCTTCCCATTTAGTCAGCAAGGCGGGAACATCGTCTGCCGCCAGTAGTTCTTTCAACTGCTTCGCGCAATACGCCTTCGCAGTGTCCTCGTCACAGTCATCGCCAGTTATAGAAACGGCGAGACGGTCATAAAAATCTGTTGCCCACTCGCTGAAGTCACCGCGCCCAACCTCACGCCGAATCGCATTGACCTGACGCATCTCCAAAGCAGTGACGGGATTCTCTTCGGGGTCTTTTTCCGGCTCGTCACCGACCTGCCCCATGTTCAACGGGATGCGGTAAACGTCACCGCCCTCAATCGGATTCAAGTCCTCAAGTGCGCGTACCTCATTGGCACACATCCAACCGTTATTAAGAGCGGAACTGTGCGCCTCATAACGGGTCTTAACGTCACCGCGCAGCAGTCCTTCTAAGTTGAACTTGGCATAAAAGAATCGCTTCTCATTGGCGGTGAGCAGATCGCGCCGAATCGTCTGCTCAATACGCACACACCACGGAGTCAACGTGTCAATCACGAACTCAAGGGATTGGTGCTCAATGTTGCCGAAGGTCGCAGCGTCCATAAGCCCGACCTTGTGCGCCGGAACTCGGAAGATTCTGCACACCTCGGCAATCTGGAACTTCCGCGCCTCAACGAATTGCGCCTGTTCCAACGTCATTGAAACAGACTCGTAAGTAAGCCCCTCTTCCAAAAGAAGTGGCTTCATCAGACTGCCAAGCGAGTCCGCCCGACTGTCTAGCTGTTCTTTCAGACGGGTAAAGGCTTCATCAGACAGCATCCCGTCCTTCTGATAGACACCGGGGATGCTTGCGCCGTTACTGAACGTCCGTGCAGCGTGTTCTTCTGCCGCTAACGCAACACCAAGCGCCTCTTTACCCTGAGAAACCGCGCTGTAACCCGTCACGCCATCACTAGAAAGCCCCGTAACGCGCCATAATTGGCTCGGCTGATAGGTAGTTGTTACCCCGTCAACCGTGTAATTAAAGACCAGTGCGCCGCCTTCCATGCGGTCAGGTTGCATCTTAGAGGCATCAAGCGGAATCAACGCGGTAACTTTGCCGCCTTTTCTTACGATTTCGCAGTAAGAAACGCCTCGCAGAAGCAGAGAAGCCAGCACATACTCCAACAATTCCTGAGATGTGTTCTCTTCGTTAGCGACACCACCGAAAATAACGGAAAGAGGATGAGTACTCGCTCTATCCTTGCCGCCTTCCGGCCTGTTCCGGTAAATGTGGAGCGGAGTGCTTGCAATCGTTTCCGCAATGATCTTCACGCAAGCGAAAACCGCCGCAATTCGCATTGCCTGTTCTACAGACACCGAAACACCCGCATTTGTGCGGGAAAACAACTGACCCCACCCGTCAGGGCTTTTCAGCGTGAGATTCTTTGCCTTGTTCCGCTTCAACCATTCAAACATCAGTCAATAACTCTCAATCCACGCTTCTCATAAATACTTGTTTCATCTTCGCCGGGGTTCATAAGGCGATTGAGCGCAGAAAGCAGAGCAATAACCCCATCAATCTTGTTCTCTGGTCGCTCTTTGCGCGGGTAAATGTTGTCTTTTGCGTCATAGTGACCAACCACATTGCTGACCATCCACTTCAAAATGGGGTCGTTGTGGTGGAGTTTTCCGGCTAAAACCCGCGCCTCAAGCTCTTTCATCGGCTCGGAGAAGTTCAAAACAGTCGGGCGAACCTCGACCATGTTGAATCCGTTGTTAATCATCCGGCCCGCAAACTGGGTCGCCTGATGCGGGTCATACGCAAATTCTTTAATTTCAAAATCAGAGGCGAACTGTTCGCAGTCCTGCTCAATGAAATCGAAGTCAATCACCTGTCCCGGCGTTACGGTTAAGCGCCCCTCGCGCCACCACCCCGCATAAAGGTCGTTAGACGAGTTCCGCACCGTTTCATCCGGCAGGTAGTATTTCAGGAAGGGATATAACTCCCCGCCCTCTTCAAACAGTAAACAAAGCGCCGCAATGTCCACCTTTGAGGCAAAGTCAGCGCCGATAATGCAGGGCTTACCCTTGAAATCCTCAAGCGACAAAGCACCGTTATGCCCTTTGTCCCATCGGTGCATCTGCATCCATGCGGTATCGGCATTCACCCAAACATTCGCCCGCTTCGTGAGGAAGTTGTTTTGAGCGGATGGAGTCTGTTTCGCCTTCGTCCAGAGTCTTTCAATGTCGAAAGGCAGGACAGAAATGCCGTAATTCGGATTGGCTTTCTCAAGCAGTTCCGGGTTCGTCCAGACCTGCTCTATGTCGTCATCGTCTAACGTGTAGACAATGCCCCAATAAGCCTCATCCTCCACCACACCATCGAGCAGCTTCGTCACATACCCGCGCTGCTCGTAACAGATGCCCGCCTGATTAGACCCGGCAGTGGTGATGATGAACATGAGCGACTGACTGCGAGAGCCAGTACCAGTCTCAATGACATCGAACACCTCACGCGACTTGTGCGCGTGGAGTTCATCAATCAAGCCACCGTGTATGTTCAGACCGTCAAGTGAGTCCGAATCAGAGGCCAGTGGTTGAAACATCGAAGCGTTATCTTCAATGAAGATCGAGTGCTTCAGTGCCTCAACGCCGAATGCTTCCTGAAGGTCGGGAGTCTTTAGAACCTGCCTCCGGGCAGTGTCCCAACTGATTTTGGCTTGGTCTTTCTTAACCGCAGCGGAGTAAACCTCTGCACCCGCCTCGTCATCAGCACAGAGCAGGTAAAGCCCGATGCCCGAAATAACGAAGGTCTTGCCGTTCTTCCTCGGCACTTCAAGGTAAGCAGTCCTGAACCGCCGCACACCGTCCGGGGTAATCCACCCGAACACACAAGACACGACAAATATCTGCCACGGTTCAAGCGTTAAATCAGTTCCCGCCCATTGCCCCTTGATGTGGGGTAGGTTCTCAAGGAACTTGCAAACGTCATCAACGGGACGAACCTCTTTGCCCCGCTTAAAAATGACGGGATTCCACAGATAGGTCTCCCCGTCTGCGTACTTCTCAAGATCGTCTAGTTGTCTCTGTGCTGCGTCCTTAACCCACTTGCAAGCAGGAATGTCACCCGCAATCACATCTCGCGCATATTGCAGCGCGATGCCTTCATAATCTTTCATGGTGGTGGAGGTGGGCAGAATTGAACTGCCGTCCGTTGCGCTTCCCGTTAGGCTTTACGCACCGTCAAACCCATTCACCCCCTTAAACTGCTAGCGGAATCTGTGCCGACTCGTATCGCTCCGCTGATTCAATCCTCTGACGGGCTGCGTTTACCCACTTATCATCTATCTCTATTCCAATGAACTCGCGGCCTAGTGCTAACGCTGCCTCACCTGTCGAGCCACTGCCCGTGAAGCAGTCCAGCACAACAGCCCCCTCACGGCTGCTTGCAGCTATTATCTTGCGCAGAAGTTCCTGCGGCTTCTCACAGGGGTGTTTCCCCTTATAGCCATTAACCGGGCGAATATCCCAAGTGTCCTCGCAGCCTGTCTGCGCTGTTACCGCAAAAGGGCGGCGCAGCTCTTCGTATTCGCGGCGCAGCTCTTCGTATTCGCGGCGCAGCTCTTCGTATTCGCGGCGCAGCTCTTCGTATTCGCGGGAGAGGTATTCGTATTCGCCCGCACCCTCGTTAAACAGCTCTTGAAGCGACTTATAATGCTGCTCTGTAGGCAAGCACCACTGAGAGCGGCTGAAGTAGTGGCGCGATGCCATGCCTCCAGCGGAATAGGAAAAGCCACAGGCTACATTACACTCTGCCTTTCCAATTCCGGCGCGTTTTCTCTCCCCGTCCAAATAAGCCCGAAGCGGTTCAAACACAAAGCCGCGCAACTCGTCGCACTTCTTGTCGTATCCAGCACCGCCCATTGCGATATTGTCTGCGTTGTAGTGTTCCGCGAATATAATGGACTCGTGCGGAGTCAAAAACCTGCGCAGAGCATCTGGACTCGCTCGCTTGTGGTTTCCTTGCGGCTTTATCCACCTGACGCAGTTCAGCACATTGAACCGCTTGCCAATCTCCACTTCTACTCGCGCCGACATCTGTGGCGATGCGAAACAATAGAGAGAGCCGTTCGGACGCAATACGCGCCGCCACTCGTCAGCAAGTTCGCCAATCCACTCGATAAACTTGGCAGAATCATCCCACTGTCTATCCCACCACAACGACTTAACGCGAAAGTAAGGTGGGTCAGTCAATATCAGGTCTACACTGTCATCGGGAAGCCTGCGCAACTCTTCCAGCGCATCTCCCTGTATTACCTTGAATGACATTAGAACGTCTCAAAGTCCTTGACCAGATGCGCTCTATTCAAGCGGTCAAAGTGGCGAGGCTTGGCAATAACCACGCCCCACTTAGTGTCCACAAGGTACAAGTCACGCTGATTGTCTCTGCGCTTTCTCAGGAACGTCCGAACATACGAACTAATCACCGCGAAAACGATGCAGACCACAATCAGACTTACAAAATATTCAATCAAACTTGTTCGCCTTCTTCGGTGCAGCAATCTTCTGCACCTTTGTGCGGTCTGACGGGCTTAACCCGAACAGACCCAAAATTTTCAAGCGCAATGCACGGGCATCCTTCCGAACTGTGTACCACGCACTGACTTGTGCATGGCCTGACGCAGCAACCTGAACCGCGCCAGTCTCACCCATCTGAGCGACTGCGCTCTTCTCATCCGCATACGCTTCGCAGTACATGACCAGCATCGGAATGTCGGCCTCGGTCATTACCTGCATATTGCAGAGCCGGGGCAGGATGTCCGACCAAGCCCAACACGCATCCGGCATCCCCTCAATCTCTTTCGGAGCGGGCGTGTCTGCGCTGATCGGTGCTGGCTCTGGCTCGTTCTGAGGCAATGCCCTCTTACCCGGATTGCCTTTGATAATCTTCAAACTGGTTGGCGATGCGGTTCTACCCATTGCGAACCCCCTAAGCTAAATTCTGCGGTGACGTAAAATTGACTGGCGGCTCGGTCTTGGAAAACCATATGCTCTAGAGATGGATTGGGGTTAGGGGGTATGTAGTCCCATTTCCCGCATGAACTCTGCCATTGGCTTGTCTGACTTCATCTGATTGCACAATCGACAAAGTATCTGCAAGTTGTCCGCTGTATGTGTGCCGCCTTGAGCCAGAGCAACCACATGATCTAACTCAGGCGCGTTGTCATAGTGTGTGCCGCGCAATGCTTTCGGTGTGTCGCATCCACAAGCGTTACAGGCATAACCATCACGCCCTGCAATAGTTAGCCATGAGACTGTCTCTGTCTGAGTGGTGCGCTCTCTTGCCCTGCGCCTTGCCTTACCAGCAGACCTCTGCTCACGCTCACGACTCTGCCTACACTCGTCTGAGCAGAAGGCAGTCATATACTCATCAGGTGCAACCGTGTATGTCTTGGCACACACATCGCAGGTCTTTGTTCTGTCCTGCCGCTTGCCTCGCTCTCTGTTGCGCTCTGCCCTGCATTCATCAGAGCAGTAGACCGCATTGCGTACCGCTGTGAACCGTTTGCCACACTGCCTACATGAACGCTTGAGAATGCTGACCAGCGGCGGCTTTCTCCGCTCTGGCCTGCCGTGCTTGGCAAGGTACTCGTAAGAGCAGCCTCTGCCACAGAAGGTCTTTCGGTCTGCTTCTTTTGGTGTGAACTCCTGTCCACAGTTCTTACAGAATCTCACTCGCCTTTCTTTATCCCGCTCTTATCCGCTTCCTTGAACGTGGTCTTTGTTGCTGACAGCTTGAACCTCGCAACGCCCTGACACTCTGGACAGATGCGGTCTGTCTCTCTGTTATCTACATGAGCGAGGTATGCGTGAACGTGATTGCAGTCCTCACATCTGTATTCATAAATCGGCACGTTCTGCCTCGTCATACTCAGCCTTAAACAATGCCCGACAGGTGTTAGGCAGTAAGCCATTCTCTGCCGCCATGTATAACGCCTTAGCTATCCGGCGAATCATGCGCCGATTGCGTGAATCTCTACGCTCTAAGCGTTCAACCCTTTCTTCAAGTGTTGCCATGCTATGCCCTCTCTCATTTCATCTTCTGACCACTGGCAATAAGCCAAGTCATGCAGCCACTGCGTCCGGTCAGGTGTTGGTGGTTGTTCCCATTCGTGACCTGTTACATCCCAAGCCATCGAACCCTCATCCATCGTTATGCACGGCACTCCATCAAGCACCGCATCAACCGCGCTGTTACTGTTGAAAGTTACTGCGTATGCGGCTTTAGACAGTGCTTGTTCCAAAGTCGCACTGGCATCCACCATGCAGCCCGGATTGCCCCCACGACTAAGAGGGTGAGGACGAAACACAACAGGAAGAGCGCCCCCACCCAACTGAGCAAGAGCCTCAAGATAGAATCCGTTAATGTCTGTGTGTCTATGGCTATAATCTCCGGGGACTTGCCCCAGTAACAGGATGTATTCACCACCCTGCTTCCAATCCTTTACAGGGACTCCATGCTTTTCCCATCTGTCTGACGGGCTATCAGCATTGCAAAATTCACCCCTGCCGTTCAGTCCATTCCAAGCAGCAGAGGTGAAGGTGAAGCGGTCACGGTAATATCCGCGCTCTAATATCAATACATTTCTGGCAAACTTTTCCGCGCTTTGCCGATTCCGCTCACCCCACACAACCGCAACATCCGACTCCTTCCATTGGCCTGTAATCAGATGCTCTGGTTGTATGCCGTGCGCCCTTAACCCTTCACCGAATGCACCATGAAACTGATCCTGATGAGGTGCATGACTGCGGGTGTAAATGCAGACCTTCACACTTCAGCTATCCAGAACTGAGGGTGCGGGTCGTGCTTCACCCACTCCGCTGATGGGAATACCGACCGGATGAGTTCATCCCACTCTGGATAAGTCTTGATATTGATGTGCAGAGGTTGTTTCTTGTTATCCGCACTCAGCAGGACAAACCTAGTTGCCAAACGCTTAAACTCTTTCAGGGCGGTTACTTCATCACCCGGCACAAGGTGTTCAAGCACATCAAAGCAGGAAACAACATCAAAGCCCGCATCAGAGAAAGGCAACGCACAAGCATCGCCCTCAAATACCCGCTTTCCGTCAATCAGGGCGGGGACAGTCTCAATGCCTAACGCACGGAAACCCAGACGCTCGGCCTGATCTAACACCTCACCGCGACCGCAACCCACATCCAGCCAACTCTCACCCTCCGCCCTGTTCATCAGGTCGAAGGTGGGCTTTCTGCGCTTAGGCTTGCAGTGATATGTCGGTGACTTGTAACACTCGATATAACGAGCCTTTTCAACTTCCCGGTCGTACATTCTCTCTCACTGTCTTGCGGTTATGACATTTTCTGCACAGACTTTGCAGGTTGTTCCAGTCCAGCCTTAACGGGTCATTTATGCCGTTGAATCGCTGTATATGGTCAACGTCCTGCGCCGGAGTCACCCGCCCCTCTTCCTCGCAGTGCTTACAGAGAGGGTGGTGCATGATGAAACTGCGTCTTAACGACTGCCATTTGCTGTCATAGCCCCGACTTGCCGCGCTTCCCCGTCTATCCGGTGCGCGTCTGAATTTGGGCTTGTCGTGCTTGCTGCATCGGCTGTTATTGGTCAGGACACCACAACCGGGGTGGCTGCATATCTTCTTTGCCGCTAATGCCATGTGGCCCACATCAGGCCGATATTCGCCAATGCGTAAAAGCTAAACGTCATCCCTAGCGGGTAATCACCCTTTGCAATCAAGACCAATGCAGTCCAGACATAGCAGAGAGTGGCTATTGTGAGTGGGATGGTTTGCAATCAACCAATGGAACTCAGCAGGGCAATCACAACCACGGCACTCACAGCACCTAGAACGTAACTGGTGCGGTCAAAGTTCAGCCGGGTTTCGTCATACCAGACCTGCGCCCGTGCGTATTTCGCTTTAATCCAATCCATTGCAACCCCCAAAGTTAAAAAGGCAGGGACATTCACCCCGCGAGAGGGAGAGAGGGTATAGGGTGAAGCCCCGCCCGAACTGATGCCCTCTCGCTCAGTGTGATGAGTAACCGTCCCACTTATCCTCAGACAATAAGGCGGCAATCTCTTCGGGCGAATAACCCTGCGCCCTCAACCGCTCAACTTCCCTGCGGCGATCTTTGCCCTGCTCGTCTGAGTCAGACATAAAAAAAGCCGCACCGGAGCGCAGCTTGCAAAAGTGTTTCCATCTTACTTTTATAGTCTCACATTAACCCCAGTTAAGCTGTCACAAATTGACACGCTCTGACACGCTTAATGGATTCCCGCCAACGTCCCTTAGCAGTCTGCACTTTGCTGCGATACGAACCAACCGACATCCCTGCCAGTTTCGCCCTTTGGCTGTTTGTTGCGGTCTTTCCATTTTCAGGCCAGTAACCGAACTGAAGCCACAAAATAGCCTTTTCCGTGTCAGGCAATGCCACAAATCCCCGATGAATGTGCAGTTGTCTGCTGTTCAGTCCTTTGGTCAGCACCCGATGATACCGATGATTCCCAGGCGGCTCTGGTTCATTGCTTGAGTGCTGCTCCCTCGCCCACGGAGGTGCTGCGGGGCTTATCTTTGAATAACCATGCTCAAGGTCGAGTATTCGCATCCTGTCGAAATACTCCTGCGCCTCAAGCCCGAACTGACTCCGCGCTTTTCTCATTTACGCGCCTCCATGTATTCCTGAACCGATAACGCAATGTCATCATCAATCAAGCACAAATCGACTTCGGGCGTATAAATCCCAACCAGCAATGGCGGCTCACCAACCACCTCCCTGTAACGGTCATCCTCTGCCCTCTGCCCTTCTCTCAGCAGCGTATTCGGTCGCTTGTGATCTATCTTGAACAGCGACACCATGCCCCGCCTTGCTGTCTTTTCCTGTCTGGATGCCAACTGAACCCGAAACCGCACCCGCTTGCCTCTTGCCTTGATAATCCGCGTCCGTTGCTCATCCGTGAGCATTGCACTCCCCCCATTTCATTGAACCGAATAGCAGGGCGGCAGGGTTTAGGTTGTTCTTGTGCGTCACGCACTTCTCTGCCTTCAGCCGAACCCCACACGCTTCCTTACGCTCCCGAAACTCCCGCACCGGAAAGCGGTTTAAGTCCCATGTGTTCCCGACCCGTCTGGATGAAGCCCAATTCTGTGAACGGTCATAGGCTTCTGCTATCTCCTTTAGCGTCATCTTTTGCCCCGCGTATTCCCCGCTGACCACCTCTAACTTGACCCCCAGCGTCCGGGCATCCACGTTATCCGCGATGCTCTTACCTGTCAGAAACTTCCTGCCGTTCGCGGTGATAATCAGACGGTTACGCACCCACCCGCGCCCCTTCTTCATCACCTCGGCAATAGTCCTCTCAGAACACCACTGACCATCTAAGACTGTTCCGGTTTCTTTCACGAATATGCTGCGTACAGACCTGCCCTGACTCATTCCGTATCCATCCAATTATTAATCTTGATATACCCACCCCGCCCCATTGCACGGAGTCCCTGAACCCTCTCTTTCTCTGCCTTGTAGTGCTTGGCAATATCCTTTTCCTGCGCCTTCGGAATCTTCGCCACCTTGTTATGCTCCCTAATCAGCCAGTAATACTTTTCCTCGCCCCACACCTTTCGGACTAGCTCCGCGTGAACAGGTGGCCTATCGCTCATCTTCTGGTGACAAGATCGGCAGAGGCACAACGCATTCAATGGATGCCAGCGGGTGTTCCGGTGCTTTCTGGAAAAGACATGAGAGCAGTCCATCATTCCCGGCTGATGCCGCCCGTTGATGCCGCAACTCCGACAGGTGAAATCAAACGACTCCCTGACCGCATCGGAAAAATGCTTGTCTGCTGTGGTGCGTTTAATTCCGCTCACTCATCCACCCCGTAAAAAACCAAATCACACCCATCGCAGTAACCGTGAGGAATCACCGCGCACTCAATTCGCCTCGCCTGTTCACCGCACTCAGGGCAGTGGATAGGGTCAGGCAGTAACCAGACCAAAAACCTGTCAAGCCAATTCATCACCATCCCCCTTCATACGAATTAACTGCTGTGGTGCGTTTAATTCCGCTCATGCGAACAGCCTGCCCTGAGCTTGTGCTGCTTCTATGCGTTCGCAGGCAATGTCAAAGTATTTTTTCTCGCGCTCTATGCCGATGAACTTACGGCCTAAATTCATGCAGGCAACGCCCGTTGTGCCGCTGCCCATGAAGGGGTCTAGAATTAACGCCCCCTCATCAGAGCAGGACACTAGCAGTGTTGAAATAACCTCCACTGGTTTGACCGTTGGGTGTTTGTATTTATTGCCGCCTGTAGGAAACTGAATAACCCTCGATTTGTTTTCATAGCCGCCCCTTACAGGAACACCCTTAGCTCTTAAATGAAAAATATACTCAACGTCTGGCAAATAACGTTCATGACATAGCGGCGTAGGGTTTGTTTTGTGCCACGCCAATAAATCCCATTTCAGGCCAGCGGCGGTCGCAAACTCTATGTAAGCTATTAACTGGTCTTTTGAGCAGAAAGAAACCGTGTTCGCACTTCCGTCAAAAACACTTAAATCGAAACCCTCGGTAATGCCCGCGCTCTCCATGTCTGATAAATAATCCCTATCACCGAAAGCACCACCATGCAGCCCGGCACTGACCACATAAGGCGGGTCAGTCACTACCGCATCAACCTTGTCCAGCGTCGGCAATATCTCCATGCAGTCAGCGTGATAAAGAACCGCATTGCCTATCTCAACCTTCTCCATCACCATCCCCCTTCATACGAATTAACTGCCTCATGGCCTAGATACTTAACCGCCCAAGTCTTTATGCGCTCCCACAACTCAGCCGCTTCCTCTTCG